CAGATACAGCATACTTGTCCTTGATGATGATAGGGCTGTTGTCGTAGATGTCATCTTCTGCTTCCAAAGAACCAACCATTCCGTTAGTTCCTTTTTTGAATTCAGAACCGTAGATGAAGATGGTGAAGGTGTTAGCAGTAGACGCGTTGGTCATACCGGCCGCTTCATAGAAAGAGACAGTGATTTGAGCAGTCGCAGGATCTACGAAAGTGATGATACCTTTGTTCTGGGTAGGACCAGCAACGTTAGGAGTGATCACCACGGTTTGTCCAACACGCAAAGCGATGCTACCGGCAGTCAAACCAATAGAAGCACGGTTAGGAACCAATACATCATTGATAACGAAAGTCGCAGTATCTGCGCTAGACAATGTTGTAGTTGTAGTACAGTTGATGTACTTGATGTGCAAACGGCCTTGTTCAGCCCATTTGATCATGTCTGAGTTGGATGGCATTTCAGCGCCAACCATACGCAAGAAAGAAGCGATTGTACGATTACCGTAACGCTCAAATTCTTTCTCGTAAGTATCAGGAAGATACTGGTTCAAGAAGTTGAAGTCGGTAATATAGTTAGTAGATAGGGGGACCTGCTGCGCACTCGGCTGCAACTGATAGGTCGGGGTAGACAAAACTGCCATAGTCGTTTATTTTTTTTTTCTTAGATTTTTTTGATGCTGCGGATTTTTAAACCTCTGCTGGAATCAGGATCCACTGCTTTTACCTGCATTCCATCTTTACTACCCATGGCCTGTGACGCTGGTCTTTCGCTCATGTTGATGTTCTTGATCTTGCGAGTAACATCTTCAGTGGCGGCCGACATGCCTTGCTCATAAAAGAACTTAGCAAACCTCTCAGGGTTCATGGCTACCGCTAGCGCTCTATGATAACCTGCTGCATCCTTGATCATCCCAGCATCATCCAAGTACTTACCAATAAAGTTCGTTGGTGTCAATTGGGCCTTCTTCAATTCAGCGGCATCACCCGGTGCGTAACGTAAAACTTGGTCGTTCAACTTAAACTCAAAACCTTTGAACTCATTGTTGAATACCTCGTCGGTCTTCTTTGAAAACCACTCACGCTTGCGCTCGGCTTCTTGCTCCATAGTTTTTGCCTGCGATATATATTGCTTATAGGCCTGCAATTCTTCTTTTTCTTCTGGAGAAACGTCTGCCGTTCTTGACTCAAGGGGCATTTTGTATTTCTCTTTCTGAGTATTGAAGTATTGCTTGGCTTCTGCAACCATTTTCTTTTTGGCTAGTTTGGCGCGCTTGATAGTTGAGTCATCGTCCAAGTCTTCGTTGTACGAATACTCTTCCATCATGACATCAATGTCCTCGTCATCCAAACCAACCTGTGTTGACTTCAAGTAACTGCGCAGAACGCTGTCAGAATCCATTGAATCAAAATCTTCCTTCAACTTGAGGAAGTCTTCAAAGCCTCTGCCTGTTTCTTTGCGGTACTTCAAGTACGCTGATACGTCCTCGGGTAGTTTCTCCTCAGAACGCTCAGTCATCAACTCGTCGAAAGAATTGATTTGCTTGTTGTAGCGTTTACTTATATATGAAAGAACGTCTTGTTCTTGAAGTTCCTCGGGCTCTTGCGCTACTGGTTCTGGAGGCGTCAGTGGTATCTCTACCTTCTGCTCATTGTCCATGACAACAGTTAACTCGGGAGCCGGGGCTTCGATTTGTTCCTGATGTCTTACCAACAATTCCTCTTCTAACTCTTGAACGCCTTTGCTTTCGATAGGCTTCACTTCTCTTACTTTGATTTCCATTTGATTAGATTTAATTTATTGCAAATTTATATATTTTTTTCAATATCGTTACCGAGGCTCAAACACAGACAGATCGAACCCATCAAGCGAGTCTTCTGTAGATTCAAAATTGATTGGCGGTAAATCATTCTTACGCTGATTAATCAATTTAGATTGCTCTGTATTTTGTTGGCTTATCCTCTTGGCTTTGGCTTCCTCTTTGGTCATCTCTCTATCTGACAAACCTTTGTTGTTCAGACCGGCGATAGCCATGTTGTACTTGAACTCTTCGCCCATCAACTGTTGCTTGAGTCCTGCCTCTGCCTTCATTCTCTCGATCTCAAAAGCCACCTCTGCCTGTTTAACCTGCATCTTGACTTGACCTTCTGCCTGTATCTTCTGCATGGCTGACTGCGCAGACATCTGTTGGATTTGCATTTGCTGCTGTGCCACCATCTGTTGCTTGGTCATCTCCATCTTATCTCTCTGCTCTTGCAACTTCATGCGCTTCACCTTCAACAATTGGTTTGCCAACTTCAAGTTCTTGATTTCGCGAATGTCGATAGCATCCTCAAGGTTGATGTCACCCTTGGACAAAGCCATCTGAATGTTGGCTTCCAACTGCGCCTTCTGCTCTTCGTCTGGGGCTATCTCCAAGAAGATACCAAAGTCGTAGATGTACAAGTCCTTGATTTCATTCAAGATAGACACGTTGTATTTGCCTATTCGGCTGATGAAGTCGTCCTTGAAGTCTGCATACTGAAGGATATCTGCTATCCTGTATGTCAATGCTTCTGAGATTGATCGGAAAATATAAAGACCACCCTCAAGGATGTGGCGAGTAGCAGTGTTGGAATTCAAAGCGGCCAACTTCTGCAAACCAACCAATGAGTTGGGGTCTGGGTTTGATGCGTCTCTTGCTTCGTTAACGCCAGTCACCGTACGGATCATATCCATGTAGTGGTTGTAGTTGGCGATCAACATCTGCGTCTTGGCAGCACCGGAGTTTGATGTAAGTTGCTGAATGGGCACACGTCCGTTGTTGAAGTCACCCTCTTGGGTGTAACTACGGCCAATAACACTACCCGTTTGGAAGTACAATCTCAATGCATCTTCTGGGTTGTACGCATTACCGGTACCAAGATCTACTTCATTAAGACCATCGGCATCGATGAACACACCATCGGGAACTGTACGAGCAATTACTTGTTGCAACTTCAAGTGAGTCAACTGAATCAAGTCAGCGAAAGGAATCATCCTACGCACCAACGATTCGATTGTACCCTTGTACATACGAGGCGCACACGCCACATAGTTTGGCAATGCATGCTGAGAAGAAGACTTAGGACGTACCATGTTCTGAGCCAACTCCCACTTCAACAAGTAGTTTGTACCCATAACCATAACGCCTTCGTACCACACATCGATGGTTTTCTCTACGCGCTCGAACTTGCCATCCTCCATCATATCAGTAGGTGGGTTGAACGAATCGTCCTTCTCGATGTAACGAACTCCACCACCTTCTAGATATTTTTTCTTGTAAACAATCTTCTTTGTGGTTTTGTAATTGAAATATAACAGCGTGGTGGTGTCTCTGAAGAATATGGTATTCTGATAGAACTGTGCTACGTTGTAATAGTTGTACCAGTTCTGACTGCTCTTGGATATTTCTTCCAACTGAGCGTCGGTCAATGTGGGGTCTATCTTGAGCAACTCAATGATAGGTAATGTTTTGATTTCTCCCCAATAGAAACAATCTTTAAAGTATGGATCTTCGGTGTAACTGTAAACCACGTTAGCAGGATCTACGTAAGACACCTGTACTCCCGATCCAAGCAAGAACTCGTGCTTGGTAACACCGATACCAATAACAGTCATGTCGTAGTCGACACGCTTTCTCAAATCAAGATACTTATTCTCGTCAAGGATTGTGTTGATGGCTTCTTCCTCGGCAATCTCAATCGCCGGCTTGTAGTTCAACTGCATGTACAACGCCAACTCTTCGTCGTTGCTAGGCAAATCCTCTGGGTTGATGGTGAATGCGCTGATACCTGTGCGCTCTTGAACAATCTCCAAGATATCCTTTGACACCATCTGTGCCTCGATAACATCTTGATACTTTGTTCTTTTGGATTGAGACATTGCATCCTGTGCATAAGCCTTAACCTTGAACAATCTATCGGACATTCCATTTACCACGATATCCACAAACTTGGGGATAACTGGAACTGGAGTCCAATCAAGGTTCAAATAAGACAAGTCGCCATCGATAGCAAGTTCGTTCTTGTACTTTTGAACAGACTGTTCGCCTCTTGCGTATAGTCTTAGCCTGTGAAAATCCCTCCACTGACCGTAGTATCTGCACTGATTCCCGTCTTTGCGAAACCATTCGTACTGGATGGCTTGGCCTATTTGCAACCCATACTCCACTGATGCTTTCTCTGAATCAGATACGAACTGAGTTGGGAACCCTGTTGCTATTATATTAATTGAGACATCCTTCATCGAATAATTTCACTTACGTTACCTTGGTTTGAGTACCTTGCAAAAGTAATGCTTATTTTTGATTCTTTTTTTTCGGGTAAATATAAGTGTTTTTGATTGGCCATGATAGCCAAGCCTGAACTAATTGATGCGTCAAACTTTGTCCTGTTGGATATGTCGAACTTGGACCAATCCTCAAGCGTTCTATTGAATGGCATTGTGCCAATCAAGTCGGGGTCCCTGTACTTGCCCTCGAAGTCAAAGCCCACGTGCTTCTCAATGTAAGACTCGATCGCCGATGCGTGCGACTGGCGCACATCCTCTGATGAGTTTGGTATCCCACCCAACTCGCGCTCTGTCTTTGACAGGTTGTTGAATAGTTTGTCGGGTCGATTGATGCTGTATCCCCTGTACCCCCTGTTCTTGAGATGGTATAGCAGTCGAGGTTTGTTGTTCTCCGCAAGCACCGGCATCCCATAGAATACCAAAGCCATAAGCACATCCTCGAAGAATATCTCCGCAGTCTGTGGCCTCGCCACGTACTCCAAGAAGAACTCGTTAACAGGGGCGTTGTCCATGTGGAACTTGGTCATCCCGTGCAGTGCACCGTTTGATCCACGTCCATCCACGGTAGCCGAGATATCGTATGAGTCACACCCGAACGAACCTATGTGCTCATTGCCGGGGTACTTGATTCCGTTTTTGTCAATTATCCTGTTCTGCAGGTTGCCCTCTGGAAGCCAACTCACTAGGAATCTGCCCTTTGGGTCGGGCGACCATATCACCTTGGTGTCCCTTATCCCATCTTTCCACATGAAACTACCGCGCGTCACCATGTGCGCTAACACTTGCGAGTCATTGTAGTCTACTTGGTGGTAGATCTTGGTGAGGTTGAACAGAGATGACTTGGACTCGTCTCTGAATGCGTGAGACTCCGTGCGTGGGAACTGACGATAGAATTCGTTCAACGCATCCGCGTCATTCTTGAGCGAATCAACTTCTGCCTCCCAATAATCTATGGCTCCGTTCTTAATCATCATCCCATCTACGCCCTTGACGGGGTTGCTAGGCTTTCTGAATACTGGCATGCCATATCTATCGATGAACCCCTCCATGTTCCACTCCATTGGAATGAACAAACTGTATAGCCCACTCTTGGTCTGGCCGTTGGCGTTGCGCACCGCAGCGTTTGAGTCCTCGTACAATTTCTTGTAGTTGTCACCACCCTTGCTCAATGCGTTCGAGGTAGATCCCATCAAGCATTTGCCGATGATCCTACTACCCACACGCAAACAAGTCTTTGTTACGCGCCAGTTGTTGAGGATGTTGTTTGGCTTCGTCCATTTTGCGCTATTCATGCTTACGGTGAAGTCAGATAGTATCAACTTTCTTTCTTCATCATTGTCTGCATCCACTTGTATGCCAACGTAATCTCCCATGT